CCACTTGGCCTACGCCCACAGCACATATGAGCAAAGAAACCAACGCACCGAGCGAACACAATCGCAACACACCGACCCTAACTGCACAAGTGAACTGGCCCACACCAAGAACAGCGGGGATGTGTGGAGGAACTGGGTCATGGGATTTACTCAAGAAGAACACGACCATCGAAGAGGCAAGAGCGATGGGAGCGGGAAATGGTGGCAAGCTGAACCCCGAGTGGATAGAGTGGCTAATGGGGTGGCCGCTAGGGTGGACAGACTTAAAGCCATTGGTAACGGACAAGTCCCATTGTGTGCGGCCACTGCATGGAGACTCTTGAATGACCTATGAACAAGCACAAAAAATCCTCGACAGGGTACGAGAGGGTGTTGTTTACCCCTCCGGTGTTGTGGACTTCGCCTTATTCCTCACCGGAGACCTTGATGCACATGAGACGCACCGAAGCGATGGAATGGCTACAGAGATACAGACGCAAGGCCAGCCAGGACGGGGCAGCAGCAGCACAAGTGTGGTGGGCCGGTATTATTTCGGCAATTGAACGCAAACGCGGGCTTGATGCTGCAACCGAGTTGCGGCGATTGATGAACGAGGCGAGAGATGAGATACGCAGCACGGGTGGATGAGAACCAAGCCGCGATAGTCCAGGCCCTAAGAGATGCTGGGGCTTATGTCTGGATCATTGGCCTGCCTGTAGACCTTTTGGTGGGCTACAAGGACAGGACATTGCTGATGGAGGTCAAAACCACCTCTAAAAAGCGTTTAACGGGCCTCCAAGCCGACTTTTTTGAGAGGTGGACCGGAGGTACGCTGTGCAGGGTTGACAGCCCTGAAGCGGCTTTAAGAATGATTGGGGTGATATGAAACCAGAAGAAGCAGCCCAGACCATCAGAGACAAAGCCCCAGCCTACGGCGAAGCCAAAGCGCAGCGGGTCTACCTTGAAGAATTCCGTAAGTCAAAAAAAGCACTTCTGATGAAAGACGCACTCAAGCTAGGCGTAGAGGCAGCAAACGCACAGGAACGAGAAGCCTACGCAGACCCTGCTTATCACCAACTTCTTAAAGGCCTGGCCCTGGCCATTGAGCAAGAGGAAACCCTTAAATGGGAGCTGGAGGCAGCAAGGCTTGATATCGAGATTTGGAGGACAAGGGAAGCGACGAACCGGATGCAAGACAGGTCACATCAATAAATGCCGAGAGGACAAAAAAATGCCCGCATTGCGCGGGCTAAGGAGGGGGCAACTACAGATCAAGGAGGATTGACAGTAGTGCGACTAGTATAACCACTAATCCTGCCATGAGCATGCCTCTACCTCAATGAGTTCGATGATTGTTTGATCCAAGACCGGCATGATGTCTACGTTGCCGATCTTTGCGGTAATGAGCCACGCCGCAGGAGCGCACCCGGGGCCGCAGGTGGGTGACTCCGGATCAGGGTTTGCATCCTCGCCAGGGTCATATTCAAGCTCGCAATCGAGATAAATGTCAGACCCGGCATCGTAAAGATAGCTAATTGTTCTCATGTTTAAGCCCTCCAGATCATCAGATCTGCAAACAAAATAACGATGGCCAGCAGATAGACCAGCCCTAAAACGAGACGATGCGACATTGCTTACTCCTTAAAAGACCCTTGCGGGATTGATGGGGCCGAAGCCCCGGTGGTTTTATTTGCTAATCATGTAACCATATCTTGCGTGTCGTTTAAGTTTCAAACCAAGGATTTGGGTAGATTGCTCAACGAACGACCACTCAATGCCAACCTGTTTGGCTTGTTTTTTTGTGATCCAAGTGCAGCCCCTAATGCTGCCATTTGCCATGCCGTTTTTTACTTCGAGCATCAGGCCGTAAAGATCAGATGGGCCGAGGACTTGGTTGTTGTTTCCGTTTGCTGCCATGTTGCTAGCTCCTAAAAAGACCCCTTGCGAATTGCTAGGGCATGACTGTATTGTATAGCCATCTAGACGATGTACACTAGGACAAACCCTAACATGATCCCAAAACACAACTACGTCAGAAGCAAAAAGCTCTTGAAGCTGGTGGCAAGCCTAGACTGCCAGCACTGCGGAAGCGGGCACATGGTGCAAGCAGCACATTCAAACATGTCGCAACACGGCAAAGGCAGGGGAATCAAGGCCAGTGACGAATACACAGCCGCCTTGTGCCTGAAGTGCCATTATGAAATCGACCAAGGTTCGAAGTTTTCCCGTGAAGCGAGACAGACCGCATGGATGGCAGCACACATCTCAACGGTTAGAAAACTGGTGGACAGTGGGCAATGGCCTGTTGACATACCTATACCAAACCAAGCACAATTCATGCGCTGACAGTTGTTAGCTTTTTGGGCTTCGGCCTTTTTTTTTAAGGACACCATGAATCCAGCAGATAAGGTGGAGCGATGGGCCATTGACAAGCTCATCCCTTATGCACGCAATGCTAGGACGCACTCAGACGAGCAGATAATCCAGCTCGCGGCCAGCATCAAGGAATGGGGCTGGACGACTCCAGTCCTGGTGGATGAGCAGGGCAGCATCATTGCCGGTCACGGGCGCACATTGGCCGCACAGCGCCTGCAAATGACCGAGGTGCCAGTTATGGTGGCCAGGGGCTGGTCAGAGGCCAAGAAACGGGCCTATGTGCTGGCTGACAACAAGCTGGCCATGAATGCAGGATGGGACAATGAGATGCTCGCGCTCGAGCTGGGCGAGATCGGTGAGCTGGGGTTTGACCTTGATCTGACTGGATTTACAGCTGAAGAAATCCAAACACTACAGCCACCAGACTTTGAACCAGGCACAGAGGAAGACCAAGGAAAACTGGATGAGCTAGACCCCAAGTGGATTGCTTGCCCACACTGCGGAAAAGAGTTCGATGCTAGGCAAGCCTGAGTTAAAGATTGACTGGGCAACAAATGATGCTGCTAAGTTTGCCTGCTTAAATTGGCACTATGCAAAAGCTGTGCCAGTTGGCAAGCTGGTGAAAGTTGGAGTTTGGGAGAATAAAAAGTTCATTGGCTGTGTCTTGTTTGGCNGTGGTGCAAACAAGAACATGCCAAAACCATATGGTCTTGGTCAAGATGAATGTGTGGAACTTGTCCGTGTTGCTTTGACAAGGCATGTCACACCAGTCAGCAAGATCATGATGTGGGCCATCAAGTTCTTAAAGAAATCAAATCCAGGGATTCGTCTTGTTGTTTCTTATGCCGACCTTGATTCAAATCACCATGGTGGTATTTACCAGGCAACCAATTGGATTTATGAAGGCTTGTTTGGCAAAGATTCAGTCAGTGCATTCATAATCAATGGCAAGAAAACACACAGAAAATCAATTGACAGCCTTGGCGTAAAACAAAGCATTGCAGAAGTTCGCAGATGCTTAGACCCAAATGCACAAGAATTTAGGACTAAAGGTAAGCATAAATACCTGTTGCCACTTGATAAAGACATGAGTGTTAAGATTGCATCACTTGCAAAGCCATATCCTAAGCGGGTGAAGCAGGCGATGACTGGCGACCAGCCAGAACAGCGACGGCGCGACACCGATCCACCCGCTCCATTACACGCAGAAAACCAACCTTTCGCGGAGGTTAAAAATGACAAGCAAGAAACAAGCCACTGAAGAAAAACCAACTCAAACAAAAGGGAAGAAGGGTGGCGCACGCTATCCGAACGGTGGTGGAGCGCAACCAGGCGCTGGCCGACCAGCATTTGAACCCACAGCAGCCGAGCGCAAACAAGTAGAAGCCCTAAGTGGCTACGGTCTGCCCATCGACCAGATCGCAGTGCTGGTGCGCGATGGCATTCACGTTGACACCCTCCGCGCCCACTTTGCCCAGGAGCTGGTCTCAGGCAAGGCCAAGGCCAACGGGCAGGTCGGCAAGACGCTGTTTCAAAAGGTGATGGCAGGCGATACCACTGCGGCGATCTGGTGGAGCAAAACCCAGATGCGCTGGGCCGAGACCCAGAAGCATGAGGTGACCGGTGCTGATGGTGCGCCTTTGGAGTTCCGGGAAATCAAGCGCGTGATCGTCAAGACATGAGCGTTCTCCAGCTCCAGACCCCAGAATGGGCACTACCCTTACTGGAGGCCAGCCGCTACAAAGGCGCATGGGGTGGCCGAGGTTCTGGCAAGTCTCACATGTTTGCCGAGCTGATGATCGAGGCCCACATCATGGATCAGAAGCGGCGCTCGGTTTGCGTCCGCGAGATTCAGAAATCCTTGAATCAATCCGTCAAACGCCTTCTCGAAACCAAGATTGAGGCCATGAATGCGGGCGCTTACTTCGAGGTGCAGGAATCGGTCATCAAGTCCAAAAAGGGCGATGGCGCAATCATCTTCCAGGGTATGCAGAACCACACAGCCGACTCTATCAAGTCGCTGGAGGGCTATGACTGCGCTTGGGTAGAGGAAGCCCAAAGCCTAAGCCAGACAAGCCTTGA